TGACATTGCTGCAGTGGATGACAGAATCGATGCGAGAGCCTTGAAGCAAATGATCTTAGACATGACGATACCGGGGGATGACTATGCAATCTGTCTGGAGCAGGTTTGGACGATGCCAAAGCAGGGGATCGCTAGTACGGGCAGGTTTATGCGTGCCTATGGTGCTATTGGTGCTGTGTGTGAACTGTTGTGTGACCGGATTTTTTTTGTTACTCCACAGGTCTGGAAGAAGAGTATGAACCTGACATCAGACAAGAATGAATCACTGGCTGCAGCGAGGATTGCATTTCCGCAGGCGGTGCTGAAGCTAAAGAAAGATCACGGTAAAGCGGAAGCATTATTAATCGCGGAATACGCGAGGAGGGCATGGGGATGATGTTTGATAACGACGACCAATTGCGCTGTGCGTTTGCAGCGTTTGCCTTACAAGGGATCATGAGCAACGTCGAACCCGAGGCTTTAGAGAGTGAGCATCATATGAGATTCATTGCTGAGGCTTGCTTTGATATGGCAGACATGATGATGGGAGTGAGAAATGCAACTGCCAGACATTGAAATCTATCAGGCGTGGATGGCTGGTGCGTCGATAGGATCGTTAGCGAAGAAGTACAAAGTAGAGAAGCAGCAGATAAGAAACGTCCTAAACAAAGTTGCGAAAGGGAGAGAATGGACAGAGAGATTGACCCAAACCGAGCAGTAGACTTTATTCGGGATAACGGCAAGGTATACGCTAAAGCGAAAGCTGATCGCGTGTACATGGAAGAGTACCGTAAGAGTTTGAAAGCAATCCTGATGAAACGCAGCCTTGAGACTGCGGTGAACGCACAAGAGCGCGAGGCGTACAGCCATGACGAATATGTCGCTTTACTTGAAGGTTTGCGAGAGGCGGTAGAGACTGAGGAGCGACTGCGTTGGGAGATGGTCGCAGCTCAGGCAAGGGTCGAGGTCTGGCGCTCACAAGAGGCCAGCAACCGGGCGATGGATAGGGTGACGATATGAACCGAATCGAGTTTGGGGATTGCCGCGAGACGATGCGTCGGTGGGCGCAAGAGGGCGTGAAGGTGCAGACCTGCGTGACTAGCCCACCGTATTACGGGCTGCGGGACTATGGACACGATGGACAGATTGGGCTGGAGGAGACACCAGAGGAATACATTAAGGCGATGGTCGAGGTGTTCCGCTGCGTCAAGGATGTGCTGGCTGATGACGGGACGCTGTGGCTAAACATCGGGGATAGTTACTCTACTGGAACAAAAGCCGAACGTCAGCAGTCAACAAATCCGGGTGTAGGAGCAAACAGGCCGGAAGCGCAGAACAGTGTTGCGCGAATTGGTAATCCGGCAGGCTGCAAGACCAAAGACCTTATCGGCATTCCTTGGATGATGGCTTTTGCACTCCGCGCTGATGGCTGGTATCTGCGCCAAGACATCATTTGGCACAAGCCAAATCCGATGCCTGAGTCAGTTAGAGATCGTTGCACTAAGGCGCACGAGTACATTTTCCTACTGTCGAAATCGGATCGGTATTTCTTTGATAGTGAAGCACTAAAAGAACCTGCAATTAACGCGGGAAAAATTGGCGGTTCATTTAAGGGAAGGCAAGGATCGGCTGATTATCATGCTCAGTCTGGCGGTGTTGGATCAGATGCAAAAAATTACGAAACTAAAAATCGCCGAAGTGTTTGGACAGTTACAACTAAGCCGTATAAAGGCGCTCATTTCGCTACATTCCCACCTGACCTAATAGAGCCTTGCGTACTGGCTGGTAGCCGCAAGGGTGACATCGTGCTTGATCCGTTCATGGGGAGCGGTACGACAGCTCAGGTGGCCCTGAAAAACGGTCGGCAGTATCTTGGCTGTGAGCTAAACGAGGACTACAAGGCTTTGCAGGATGATCGTATTGCTAAAGCCCTGCCCGAGCCATCGCCTCAAATTGATATGTTTGCAGAAACATGAACAACCGTCTGACCGCAGCAGAGCGTAAGCACTTGGCTCGGGTCAAGAGCCTGCCCTGCTCGGTCTGCAATGCCCCGCCCCCGAGCTCAGCCCACCACATCAACCAAGGCCAGCAGTACACCACGGTAGCCCTGTGCTACGACTGCCACCAAGGCTCGATGATGGGCTGGCACGGGCAGAAGCGGGCGTGGGCTATCCGCAAGATGAACGAGTTGGATGCCCTTAATGTCACTATCCGCAGGCTCATAGAGGATGGCTATCAGCTTGAGGATTCCGATACAAAAGATTTCTAGAGATTGTTTAACAAAAGGTTTGACAAGGTAATCTGAATTTTGAGAGTATCTGTCTACGGTCACTTGATCGGATGCGAACGGAGCGAACCATGAAGAACGATCTCAACACCATCGACACACTAGGCACACTACTGGCACAGATCGCTGATCTCGAGGCGCAGGCCACTGCAATCAAAGACGACCTCAAAGACGCAGCTACCGCACCCGGCGGCTCCAAGGTTTTTGAGGGCAACTTGTTCAAGGCTACTGTCGTCGAGTCAAACCGCAGCGTTATCGACTGGAAGCGCTTGGCTGCTGATCTGGGTATCACTGAAGAGCAGTTGGCTGGCTACACCAAGACTTCCGCAGTCTTCAGCGTCAAAGTCACTTCACGTTAATCAGGGGGAGATAAACATGAACTACGCAAACCACTACATGTACAGCGACGTTGAGCCATACGAAGTTATCCGTATTGTCAGCGAAAAGACTATTGAGATCCGCGCCATGAAGGCCGAGCGCGACGAGTCGGTCAAGCTGGAGTTCCACGTTGGCGGCTTCAGTGCTCACTGCTCGAACCAGCACGAGCAGAAGTGGATCATCACCAGCGACGAGACAGCGCCGATCAAGCGTATCCGCCTTGGCAAGAACGGCTGGAAAGATGCCCACGGCGGGCGGTACGGTCTGGCTGACAAGCCTTGCAAGAAATACGACTACAACTTCTAATTCACAAGGCCGGGGAAACCCCGGCATCTCAAGGGGGTAGTCATGGAATCAACACGAATCGGTGGTGTGAACAAGTACGAAAGCGTCTTCGTAAGCACACAGGGTCACAATGTCTGGATCAACCTACAAGTACGTGGCGGCAGCGCCTACACCAGCATCACGCCTGTAGAAGCTCAGCGGATGATCAAGGCGCTGGAGGCCGCGATCAAGGATGTCGAGCAGTACGAGGCCAAAGAAGAGGCCCGGCTCGACTCAATGTACGAAGCCAGCTACGGAGACGAGTAATGTACGAGGTCTGGGAAACCTACAACCCGCTGCACCTGCCCGATCATTGGTACATCGCGGTACCCAAGGGCGGGTGTGCTGAGGACGACTGCGGATATGGGGCAACCCCTGAGGAGGCCATAGAGCACCTCAGGGAGGTCATGGGAGAGGATATGAGCGATTTTCCACGTGAGGAGGTAGTCAGGGTGCTTGAGGACGTTCAAGCGTTCCTAGGCTCGTTTAAAGGCCTTGACGGGCGTGTGCCAGAAGCGGTGCAGTTAGCCCAGCTTGTGAGCAACGTATTAGCAAAGTGCAAATGAAATACTTTTACCTGTATTTGATTGTGACTTTGGCAATCTTATGGGCGGTGAAAAAAATAATTTAGATGCGGTGGGGCATGGTCAGGTATGGCTGGGCAATGTCCGGTTGGGCGAGGCAATGTTCGGTTCGGCGTGGTTAGGTAAGGGCTGCTATGCAGCGTACAGAATCTTTTGTGAGGGTTCTGTGCGATGTCCGGCATGGTGTGGTGGGGCGTTGCGCGGCACGGCGGGCAATGGCATGGTGTCGTAGGGTAAGGTTGGGTGCGGTTAGCTCTGGTTGGGTGTGTTGTGGTTTGGTATGGATGGGTATGGGTCTGCTTTGGCAGCGTATAGCGGGTTCAATGAGTCTGCTATGCGATGCGTAAGCATCTATGGCACGGCGTGGTTGTGTCGGGCGTGGTTCAGCGAGGCATGATCGGGTAAGGCTTTTTTAACTTAGGGAGAGAGAAATGGCAAAAGCAAAACAAGTAGCAGACGTAACCAATGGCGGCGAAGCAGCAATTGAATATGGTTTGCCGTATATAGCGCATGTCACGATTGAGGGCAGCGCAGACTTTTTGTTCCACCGTTGGAACTGCGAGGCGGTTGAGACCAAAGCAAAAGCAGCAAAGAACTCAGCAGCTAAGAAGACGGATGACATTGAGTCTTACGTTTGGCGTAATGAAAAGGGTGAGTTGTGCTGCCCCGGTGAATACTTGCGGCAGTCGGTCATTCTGGCGGCAAAGTACAAGCAAGACCCGAGAAGCCCTCGAAAGTCTGCGATGGACTTGACGAAGGCTGGTGTGGTCAGCCTCACCAATCTGTCATCGTTTGGCAAGAAGGATTGGGATTATGAGGACAAGCGGCGAGTGGTGATTCAGCGGGCAGGTGTGAACCGAGTACGTCCTGCGATGTCTGCTGGGTACCGGTTGGATTTTGATTTGATGGTGTTGGTGCCGGAATATATTGACCAGTTCTGGCTGCAAGACACGTTGTCGATGGCTGGGCGGTTAGTTGGGATTGGCGACTTCCGTCCGACGTTTGGTCGTTTTAATGTTGTTAAGTTTGACATATCGCAGGAATAAAGAAACCGTTTGGCGGTGTGAGGTAAGGTGCGGTATGGCGTGCTCCGGCGAGGTATGGGTTAACAAAAAGGAAAAAACATGGATGACTTACAGGTAATTGACAGAATTGAAAGCCAGTTCAACTCGGTAGTGAATGCTGCGTATGATGAGCACTGCAAGCGCATGATCCTGATGGACGCCATGCAGGACATCATTGAGGACGGGACTTGCTCGGCGAGTATCAAGGAAATAGCCGAATACGCGATGAAACTCGTGAATGACAAAACGTAGGTAAACTGGCATCTCATTGGGCAAGCGCAGTGCCTTAACAATGAGACGTCAAGGACGGCAGCTCAGCCGACTGCGTAGAGCCCTGACTGGCATGGAGATCGGCTGGGCACCACCCCCGCCCCCGTAGACTGGAACCTGCGGAGAGGTCGGTCTCCATACCAGTCGGGAAAGCGGATGCTGGCAGGGCTTCTCCCCTTCGCACTGTTGGACGCAGCGAGTACCGACCCCCACACGCATGAGGATTGCCTCCGGTATTACGGGGGAACGCGACAGTCCTCAGCCGTGTTGGGTGTTAAGCCAGCAATCGAGGATGTTGACGCAAGCCGTTTTCTGGCTTTCCGGTTTGCCTAGTTGAAGACCAAATCGAGCCCAACACCCTCTTGCACCGTCCGTGAAAGTCTGGTGTAATCCAGTTATCTGTTGACGGGTGGTGCCGGACAGTAGCTCAGTACAGCGACAGAACGCCCAGTTAAGGCGGCTTCGTCAAAGCTGTAGAACGGTGGTACTGCACCCTCTACATGCGGCAAACCAAGCCTAAAGCCTCCTTAACTGGGCTTTTTTTTGGCTTGCCTACCCGTACTCCGCACGATAGTAAGCACCTTAATCGTGGTGGCGCGGAAGGAAAGCGTAGCCGGTATGCCGAAAGGCTAGGGGGCAGTTCCCGAAGAATCCGGTCGGCTGGTCTTATCGTCAAGCCGAGGGGCATACGGTACCCAATCCGTAGCATGACGATCCACTTTATGTGGGGTGAAGCACCTTCCCTCTCTATCCCTTCGTGGGGTAGGGGGGTCTTTGGGTGAAATTTAGTAAGAACCTAAAACATGGCGGCACATAAGGAGAGAGAGATGGAGAACAAAGACATCAAGATCACCCTGCTTTACAACTTAGACGAGGTTAACGTACTATTAACCTTATTAGGTAGCTTGCCCTTCAATCAGTCAGCCCAGATGATTGCGAATATTCGGGAGCAGGCCTTACCGCAGTTACCACTACAAGAAGTTGCGACCGAGCAACCAGCAACAACTGACTAATTGCTGAGACGCAACATGGATCACGACTTGGAGACTCGATTTGCTGTACATGAGGCCGTTTGCGAAGAACGCGCCAAGCACATTGCGGACAGCCTCGACAAAGGATCAGCGCGTATGCAGCGCATAGAGATGCTGATCTATGGCGTGATGATCATGGTGCTGCTAGGCCCGGGAGCCGCAGCCGAGTTCCTAAAGAAGCTATTCGGATGAGTGAGCAAGAAAAGCCAAAGAAGCGGGCTGGTCGCAAGACCGAGTATGACCCGCTGATCGCCGCAGAGATATGCACAAGGATCTCCTGCGGTGAGTCATTACGCCAAATCTGCATGGAAGACAGAATGCCCGTGCACAGCACAATCTATTTGTGGCTGTTGCAGAATAAGCAATTCTCAGACAATTACGCGAAGGCCAGAGAAGAACAGGCAGACACCTTAGCCGATGA